TAAAACATCTTATAAATATCATCCTTTATATTATTCTAGACCTGTAGATTCTATATATATTGAAAATATAGATGATATTAAATCTAGACTTACAATATGTTTTCCTGATTCTAAAGTTGAATTAGTATATCAATATGAACTTCTTGATGGACGACAAATAACTTCAATTGAAAATCAAATTGAAGAACCTTATGCCTATAAATGGGTATATTTTAATATTGATTGGTCTTAAAAACTAAATAAATAATTTATGTAGTATAATGTAGGATGATATATATCAGTGGTTTAATTTCATTAGGTATTCAATTTTTAATTGGAATAATTGATTATTTAGCTATAAATATAGAAGTAAATTCAGAAGATGAAATTTTAAAAGATTTAATAAAAGTTGAATTTTTTGTTCAAATTATTGAATTTATATTTTATATTTGGTTAATTTATTATTTTAATAAAAAAACTCGTAATATTACATCTTTTCGTTATTTAGATTGGTCAATTACTACACCTTTAATGTTAATTACATTATCTGCATTTTTAAAGCATAATAGAAATGAACCATTTAGATTAAATGATTTTATATCTAATCATCAAAGTTCTATATTAAAAATAGTTTTCTTAAATGCTGCAATGTTATTATTTGGTTTTATTGGTGAAATTGGTTTATTAAATCCATATGTATCTACAACATTAGGATTTATTCCATTTATTCTAAATTTTAAATATATTAAAGATACATTTTTACAAACATCAGAAGATATTTATAAAAATGGGTTATTTTATTGGTTTGCTTTTACATGGTCTTTATATGGCGTATTTGCTGTTATGAGTTATACAATTAAAAATACTGGTTATAATATATTAGATGTATTTTCTAAAAATTTCTTTGGAATCTTTTTAGCGTATAATATATATTTAAGACGAAAAACGGATTAATTTTTATTAACCTCTTAGCCAGTAAGATGCCAAAGACGAACCAGATCAAACAGAAAGGTCTTTCATATTCTGAAATTGAAGTAGATGGCCAATATCTTCTAGATGGTGATAAAGTCTGTATTACAGACAAACATCTTGCTGTAATTCATAATCACACTACTCGTGATTCTTCAGGACGTGAAGAGTATATTATCTATTATTATTTAGATGATCGTTTTCGTGTACTTAATACTTCTCGTTTTGCAGGAGTAACTGTTACTCATTAAACACTCTGAATAAATTCCCATCTCAAATAATCACAAATTTTTTTCCATATTTGGTCATGAGCAATTAATCTATCTCTTGATTTTAGTAAAGGGAAATATACTTTATATTCATCTAATTCCAATAATTCAAAAAATTTGAAGAGTATATAAGAATAAGATAGAAAATTAGTACGCTCATCGGGACAATATAATAAGAATGGCGCTTGTATTTCTTGAAACATAGTTCTAATCTTTTCTTCAATGGCAGGTGTGATTGTTGGTGGTGGATTCCCATTAAGTCGTGATAAGATGTGGGCGGCATGCTCGTAATACTTAGATCTATTCAGCTTCTTTAAAATCTCTCTTATATCTTTTTCACATAATTCTGCAATATTAATAATTCTTCGTTTTTTAACTTCCATAATAACTTCATTCATAATATCATCAGGAATTAAAGTAGATTCTTTTGCTTGGAATTGATTTAGAATTTCATTTAAGTGATTAATTTTTTTATATGCGTAATTATTTCTTTCTTTTGGAGTATCTCTAAAACTAGGATAATCACTAACAACAAGCATATTTTCTTCTGAACCACATGTAGGACAAACTAAAATACCTTCTTCAGATAATTCTTCTCTTGCAATATTACATCTATCACAATGTTCTGTAGTCAATGATTTTTGTTCAGGTTCATTAGAAGAATTTAATTTAAGTCTTGTTGTAAATTCATCAAGTAATTGTTTTTTAGATATTTGAGGTTCTGCATTAAAATTTTGTGGATTTAAGAATTTAACAAAAGTATTTTGATCTGCAGGAGTAATTAATAAATTTTGTTGTTTTTCTGATGAATCATAATATTTTAAAAATACATCAGCATTTTGAGTATAATAATCAATTAAAGGATTTTTAGTATCTAATAATTTTTTTATAGATTTTAATTCTTCTTGTAATTTTGTAGTATTAATAATTTCTTCAGATGTAGATGAAATTCTTTCGAGTTCATCTTCAATTTCTTTTTGTTTTTTTAAAAGTTCTTCTTCAGATAAAGTATTATTTAAAGAAGAAACTATATTTCTATGAATTGAATCAAGAGTTCCTGAAACTATATCATTTGATTTAGTTCGAGGAGTTTCACGAGATTTTTTCAATCTAAATATATTTGAATCCATTTTAGTTAGTTCTTCCTTAAAACTATTAAAATCCCTAATAACCCCAAAGCAATAAAAAAAGGTAATTTAGAATCAGATTTATTTGTAAAAGATTCTTTACCAGCACATACAGAAGGATCAACTTTCGTACATAAAGATGTATCAAAATCAGGACTTAAATCAGTATTTAAAAAATAACTTTTTGATCCATCAGAAGTTTGACATGTATAACATTCACATGAAGGTGTACCATCTGATGTAAGAGCGTTAAATAAATACAAAGGATTTAATCCACCAATATCTTCTAAAATACCAGGAATTAATCCTGATGAAACATTATTTACATAATTATATCTTGGTTGAATTGAACCATCAGGAGCATTACATGTTCCACCAGTATTAACAAAAAATTGATTACCTAATGAATCACCACCAATTAATTCATCTGCATATCTTACTATTGCTGATGAATTTCTACCTAATTGACTAAAAGTTCCATCCGAACCAACACCTAAAGTATCAGGTGTAGGAATATGATCAGAATAACTATATGAAGGACCAATTATATCAGTTTCTACATTTGAAGATCCACTAGATATATCTCCCCATAATGAATTTTTTGAAAGATCTGCCATTATTATTTACTTTTATGTTTTTCTATATATTCAACAACTTGTTTTCTATAATGTTTATTCATAAATACACATGGACGATTTATAAGCATAACTTTAATTGTTGATTTCATATCATAATCAAATTTCAAACATACATATAACAAAGAAAGAAAAGCGCTACGATTAATTCCTAAATGACAATGAACAAATATTGTTCCATTATCTTCTTTCATAAATTTATTCATAAAACATTCAAATAATTCATACCAATCAGTAATATTTGAATCATCATCATCATAAGCTTCTATACATGCATAATTATAAGGATATAAATTTCTAAACCATCCAGGTGAAAATTCATCAAATGCACAATTTACAACATATTGAATATCATAATCTCTTACATTTTCAAGAGTTAATTGATTTCCTGCTCCAACTATAATTTTCGGATGAATTTTTACTATAGGATAATCAGAACCACTTAAAAGATATCTATATTCATCCCATAAAATTGAGTCCATAATCTATTAATCAAAAACGAATTCTTTATCCGTTTTCAAACTTATGAGTATGGAGCACAAAGATTTTCACAATACTCAACTACATTGGGCGACACTACGACGGCGTGGTAAGGTAATCGCAACTGCTCGTAATACTATCGGTACGCGTGATCGTGGTTGTGGGTGGTCGGATTACACTTTACATGCTGAACGTGCAGTTGTGAAACTTCTAGGAGATCTTTCACAACTACATGGATGTACGTTAGAAGTAGTTCGAATTAATCGACAAGGCGATTATCTAAATTCAAAACCTTGTGCTGATTGTGAAAAGTTTCTTAAAAAGTGTATGAAATCTTGGGGACTTTTGAAAGTTCTTTATTCAACTGAAGAATCAAAACAAGGCACTTCCGAGTGTTCCAATTATGTACGCTAAGAATACCGCAACACCACCTAGGATAGCTGCGCCCATATAAGTAGGTGATCCTGATGAATTAAATGTGTTGGGAATATATTGTAAAATTAGAGAACGAGGAGTAGAAAGAGAAACTAGGATAGTGGCAAGGAAAAAGCCTAAATAAACCATAAAATTTTTTACTGCCATTTTAGCTGTATAAAACATATGAGAATTACTTTGTAATGTTGCAGCAGGTTTATGATTGTTTACAACAGGAGCAATAAAAGGATCGCCTCCACCTGTGACCATAGGTGCGAATGAAGGAGATTGGACGGGAGCATTTCCTAAAAGTTCACTTAGATCAGTTGCACCATCCATCTTTATTTATCTTATAGTATTTAACATCGAACATCTTCCGCAATATATTTATAACATTTATCATCGACTTTAACTATTTGCCTTTGAAGTTCAGATAAAGGCATAGCTAAAGTAGTTTTTGTTACATAAGGTCTATGTAGTAATGTAACCACTAAACCCATACCAATTAAAAATGAAAAAAAAGGTATATTTTTTTGATCTTTAAGAACTTGAA